CGTCGTTCCGGTGACGGTGAATACGAGCGGTGTGATGGCGTTGGGCGTCTGTAAGACCACCGGGGAGTACGACCTCATCCTCTGGCAACCGGCGGTCTCCTACAACACGAACACGCTCATTCAGAATACGTTCGGCCCGATATCGACTCCCGTCACTCTCAACGCTGGATTCTCTCCGAGTTCCGTAACGCAGTGGAGCTTTGCAAACGGTTCGTGGTCGAACGCTCCAGCGTCAACGAGCGGCATACCCGTGACCGATGTTCCAACGATCATCTCTATGAATGGGCCACCTTCCCCAACGCCAATGCCCGCTTTGCCCACTGCGCCACCGACCCCCGTCCCAACGCCGACCCCCGTCTATGTTCCTACTCCTACTCCGGCTCCGACTTTGACGCCAACTTCGGTCTCCTTGGCTCAGACTGCAACGGCTCAAATCCCGAGCAACACGGTTCAGACGTGGCAACAGTTCCCCTCGGTCGTTCCCTACGGGGATCTCGTCGTCTCCTACTTCGCCTTGAGTCAGTACTCCGCGACGCGGAGGGTTATCCTTGCGCCAGGTGGATTTTCGGTTATTGATCCGCTTGAGGTCTATCCCGCTTCTCCACCTGTCAATTCAAACGAGATTGGCCTTGCGACCTGGCAGGGATACGTCACCAATCAAGCAGGTATCGGACCATCCATTGAATGGATTGCAAGCGGCGGCGATACCGGAGCGTGGGGGTCGTACGACTTCAATGGAGTGGACAGTTCAAATCCAATTGCCACCTTCGCTGCGAGCGAGAACTTCTTCAAGTCCTCAACGTGCCCAACCGTGACCGTACCAAGGCCCGGTTCGATGGTAATATGTGGAATTGCAACGAAGCAGGGCACGTCATCGAATAACGGCATTGCCGTTCCTTCAGGGTTTGGCTCGTCTTGGATTATGGACGCTCATAGCGTCGGGTTGTTCAACTCCTTCTATGGCTTCCACTTGGCGGCGAATACGACGACGGTCAATCAAATTATTCCGGCGTTCTCCGTGATGTTATCAAATACCAACTACGCCCCCTGGGTGGCAGAGACAATTGTCATTCAACCGCCACTATGAAGGGGGAATGATGAAAAAGCTCAAAGTAATCGTCTGCTTTTTCATTATGTTGCTCGGACTTGTTGGGTTTCGCGAGCAAGCAACTGCTTCATATCTCCCGAGTACGGAGATATGCTGGTGGGCTCTGAACAGTTTCTTTGCCCCGTATTTTTGCCCTCCGATATCTACCAACCCTACCACAGTCATCGGTGGAACTGCCGGTCTCTGGGCCTATGCTTTCGAGGATCAAATTGGATTCAATGTGCATACGTCATATACAGAGTACAGCAACGCCCCTCAACTGCTAGCGAATCTCCAGTACTTAAACATCCACCATGTCCGAGACGGAATGAGCATCATCCCCGGAAGCGCACCTGTCATCAGCGCGATGAACCTACTCGGCGCGAACGGTATTAAGTTCGACTTGCTTACAACGAACCTCATCTCGTCTGGGACGATAGGTAGCGATCTTTCCAACCTCAATCCTGGGGATGTCGATGCAATCGAGGGACCAAACGAAGCGGACCTCACGGGCAATGGTGCTTGGGCACCAAACGACGCCACGACCGCTCAAACGATCTACGCATACATTCAGTCGAACAATTCGGCCTTGCTTGCTATCGGGCCATCTATTGGCGGAACAGCGACGTACGCGAATATCGGAGACCTCTCCCCGTATATCAACTACGGAAACACGCACGATTACGAGGCGGGCTTCTTCCCAGAGAATGCGGGTTGGGGATCTCAGGGATATTGCAGTCAGGTCTATGCGGATGTAGCGTACAATCTTTGCAATGCAAAGCAAGCGTCCGTGTCAAGACCTGTCGCGGCGACAGAGTTCGGATACCAAGTATCATCGACTACGATAAACGACGTTGATTCAGGGGCTCAAGGATCGTACATTCTCCGTCAGATATTCGAACATCAGTCTCAGGGCATCACGAAGTCATACATATATTCACTCTACGATTCCGGTGGTCAGACGTATGGCATTTTCTCCAACGACGATACTCCGAGACCTGCTGCGTATCAAATAGCCGGGTTTATGAACATCCTCAAAGACACGACGCCAATCGGCTCGAATTGCACGGTTCCGGCGGCGGTGGCAACGTCTGGGATTTCCTCCTTCGGAGTCTGCATGAGCAATGGTCAGTATGCGTTGGTGGTGTGGCAACCCGTGGTCGGATGGGATACGAATGCTAAGGCGTACGACATCGTGACGCCTATCATCGCTCGCATCACGTACAGTCTTGGCTTCGGCCCTTCGACGGTTACGGAATGGACCTACCCGTTCGAGAGCCAGTGGGTAAACTCCGGCCCCATTTCTCCGAATGCTGTCACAGTAACGGATGCTCCAAGCATCGTAATGTTCAATGGTCCTGCGTATCCAGCACCACTTCCGACACTTCCCCCTCCTTCGTAACTGTGACGCCTGAAGAATATCGTTCAGCAATCCTGGCCTGGGAAGACCGCATCAATGAGAAGCTCGAAAAGGACAAGAGTGCCCTTCTCGCCTCTCTCCAAGCAAAGAATCAAACGTATGTAAGGATTCCTAGTCTCGTTTGCTATACGGCGGCGTATCAGCGTCTCGTTGACGAGGCACAAGCTCGCATGGCCGAAGAGGCTGAGATTATTGAAACGCACTTCTACGATGAATTAGAGGACGGTGACGTATGTACTTAACTGCAAACTTGCATTCGCTTATTTGGATAATCATTGTCCTTGCGCTCATTGGTTGCTTTCTTGGATATAGCCCTTACGGCTCTAACTGGCCGCGATACGCTCCTAACGGCCTCGGCGGTCTTGTCGTGCTCCTCATCATACTGTTTTTTCTCCATGTGATTTAGCATGACGCGGATAGCAACCCTCAACCGAATTGTCCAGAGGTACGGTCGAGGAACCGCCGCTCGCATCATTGGTCAGAGCTACTCCGTATACCGCATGAATCCCAACACGTCCGGATCGGTCATCTCTCCGAACTCGCTTGTGTATCCGACCTTCTCTATGTACTTCAAGAACCATCAGCGAGCATCAAAGGTGCATGTCGAGAACACGGTCTTTGACCTGATGATATTTGAGGGTATGTGTGACGGAACGAAGCTGCAAGTCGGGGATTTCCTGGTTGAGAACGGGTATGAATCCGATGCGGGGATATACTGCGTTGGTCAGTTAAGACCGATGTCTCAGAACATCCTTGTTCGCGTAGAGAGCCCCTCAACGCTTGAGAAGCCACATCCAGACGCGGGAGCTTCGGAAGACCAGCCTACGAGTGGCTTTGTCTACGTTCAAGGAAAGTACGGTGGCGTTCGTCCTGCTGGTCGGTTTGAGTTGACGCTACAGGGTGGCCTCTACTCGATGCAAGCTCAAGGAGAAGGGATATTAGCCTCTGTACCGATTGGCTTGCAACCGATTAACCGTGTCAGCGATAGCCATAAGCCACCAATCCCAATGACCTTTCCAAGGACGAAATTCCTCTGCTACATACCTCCATTGCCAGGATACATTATTAACGAACTAGATGTCGTTAAAATGTCTCAAGCTGACAGTTACCAAGTTTCTATGATGTACAGTAGTGCAGATTGCGGATTGCAAGGCTTCATCTGTACGTTAGAGAAAATCAACGCATAATCACTTTCTAAGGAGTTATCAGCCATGTCAAGTTCCACCGTCTCTCACCACCAAGCCGCTCAGAACCACGTCAACGGTGCTCTTCATCCGTCTCCGGCTGTCTTGCAGTCGGCGGTATCAAGCGTTTCCCAAAGTCCTGACGCTCCAGCCGTATGGGTCTCTGCTACTGCTGCTGGTCCGAGTGTAAAGACCGTTCAGCAAAGTATCATAGGACCGCCAACGTCGAGCCATATCGCATGGGCCAACGTGGCCCTTACGAAGCCCTCTCATAAGGTCGAGCTTGCCTACAAGTTCAAGAGTGGCTCTCCGATTGAGACTCTCGTCCAAAACTTCGCTTTCCAGGCTGGCTACGACGGTACGATTTCCGTGCCGTTCGCTTTGCCTTTCTGGAACACCAATTCGATTCTTGGTGCAGCGGAACTCTCAGTCCGCGTTGATGGAGTCCAGGCCGGTACCTGGGCCTTTGACGTAATCGCCTAAGAAGTAGGAACCTGCTATGCGCGTTGTACTTGCTGACGACTCACTGAAGATTCGACAAGTACTTCGCGCAATGCTTATCAATCTAAAACATGAGATTGTCGCAGAAGCTGTCAATGGAACGGAAGCCATTGCCTTCTGCGAGCAATTCCATCCAGATATTGCTATTCTTGATATTTCAATGGGAGCGATTGGCGGTGACATTGCTGCTGATCGGATTCGTGAAGCTCATACTGCCCTTTACATCCTCCTCTTTACCTCACGCGCGTCGATAAAGGAGGCGTTCGAGGCTAAGGGGTTTGCGGTGCTCATTAAGCCAGTAATGCAGGGCGATATGCGAAAGAAAATCGCCGCGCTGACGGGTGGGCTCACCCTGGGGGACGCTAATGGGACGGATCGAGCAGGTCCTTGACGTTCTCGGCCTTGCGTGTACGGCGGCGATTAACAGTGCGGGGATCACGGTTCCCGGTCAAGGCTATCAAGGATTTCCGACCGGACCAGAACTGACTACAATCCTTTCGCAGAACCAGTATGCAGTCTCGTTCTTCCCGCTACCCGGTGGTCGGAGGCTCCCTCCTCGCGGGAAGGACCGCATTACTCAAACGGTGCTGATCCCTCCTACGGTAACGTCTAGCGTCGCGATGGTGCTGATGCCCGATGGTCTCGCAACGCAAATTACCTTCTCTGGCACTCCTGGCCTCTATAACTTTTACGTTATCTTCTCTCACCCGACGCGGGGCGTTCAATCCGCTGGCTACCAGTCGCTTGGATACGATACGCTCGTCACGATTGCTTCGCAACTCGCCTCTGCCTTGAGGGGCTACCCAGACCCCTCAGTGGTGGTCTATGAGAGTGGTCCTACGGTCATTATCTATGGATTGACCAACGTGCATTGCAACATCGGCACCATTGGCACGATGACGCAGTTTCAGTCCCGGTTTGAGCAGCGCATTCAAGTCTCTGTCTGGACCCCTTCAGCGTACCAGAATACCGGAGTTCCCTTAGTCGATACTCCCGTGAGTCTCCGCGCATCGGTGGTCGATGCAATCATAAACAACGTCGGAACCGATATGGACATGTGGTACGCGCTGCCAGATACCTCGTCGGTACGTTTGCGTCTGTTTGCTCTGCCAACTCCGAAGGACGAGTCTCAGTCTGATTACAATGTCTACGAAGCGCACATGATCTTCCTTGCAGAGTACGTCTTGCAATCGGTTATCTCGGGAACGCAGGTCGGTGTTATCGACGAGACCACCAGTATCGACTCCCTTTCACCTATCGTAACGGTCGGAGGTTGACCAGTGTATCGAGTTATCAGGAATTTCACTCTAGGAGATACCGCTTACAATATCGGTGATCTCGTAGCAGAGTCCGACAACCAAGCAATTCAGGATGATCCGTTCTTCCAGCGATTCGTTGTGCGAATCGCTCCAGCGTCGTTCCCACATCCATGATGCGCTTTCTCTTCGCAACGATCATCCTGAGCAGCATGGCCCTTCTGGCTGGCTGTAACGCTAGTGCTAGCGGGCCTTCTCCAATCGGATATGTGAGCCCCTCTGGAGGGCATGGCGTTACGCCATTGCCTGGCAATTGGACGCTAACCCCAACCCCGTGTCCTACTGTAATCGCAACGCAAAGCCCAGAACCCACCCCAACGCTACTGCCAACGGTAGCACCATCACCTACAGCCACCGACTGCCAGTGCAGTTCCTCTCCGTCACCGTCTCCTGTTCAAACTTCATCTCCGTACCCCGTCTGGACTCGCTAACCCCTAGAGCGCCACGCTTTCTCTAGGTCGCATCATGCGGCCTTTTTTTATTGAGAGGCCATTATGAGCGTCCCGTTTCTTTATGATGGTGTAGTCACAAATGTGATCGCGCCTCAACCGACCGTGCCTGTTGGTAATCCGAACCTTCCAAGTGTTCTCATCGGAACCGGATCGTGGGGGCAACCGAACGTCGGCATTCCGTTCACAGCGACGAGCGACCTATACGATGGGGTCGGGGCGATTCAGCAAGTGGCAAGCGATCTTGCGACCCATTGTACGCAATACATCCTTGCGTGTGCAGCTATGGGTACGCAAGGCAATGGATACGCTATTCGTGTTACCGATGGCACGGACTTTGTCGCAACGGTTACCGTAACTGACACGACGACTCCCACTCCAGGATTGGTCCTCGTTCTTACTGCTCGATGCACCGGGACGCGTGGAAATTCTGGGACCGCGACGGTTACGAAAAACGCGCAGTGGACGACCGCGAAACCAATTTACGACATTACCTTGACTATCTCCGGGGCGTCTCCTGAAGTATTCCAAGGTGTGATTGCGAACAACGGTACGGCCTACACCGCTGCAATCTTTGTTGCCAACGCAGTGAGTGCGATCAATTATGGTTTGAATTTAAGTCGAGGCCCGTCGAAGTATTGGGTGGCGTCGGCACCTCCCACGCAGAGCGCGGTTGTCCCGCTTTTGTCAACCGCGTTCCCTTCGTCCGGTACGGGAACGAACGGTTCCGCCTCTCTTACCTCCGCGAACTACGTCGGTATTCCTGGGCTCTCTGCCACCGGCATGTATGCTGCTGGCAACCTCAACTGTGGTCAGTTTGTTCTCTGCGGATGCGTTGACCAGACCATCGCTGCAACGATGGCTTCGTTTGCGACGACCAACAATTGCATTGCGGTCGGTCCATCGTTTCCAGAAAATACGTCAACTGCAACGGCAATCACCTCGAAGCAAACGAACAACTTCAACGCTATCTCTTCGGTCGCTATCCTTGACTTCGTGCAATGGTACGATCCAACTCTCGGGCAATTGAGGTCTCTCTCTCCAGAGTCCAACGTCCTCGGGGTCATCGGGTCAACGAGTCCAGAGCAGAACCCTGGAAACAATCCGCAGATCGGCTTACCGCATCTCGTTAGCACTGATCGCACTGCTACTGGGACGTACAATCCAAGGTCTGGCACAGAAGCCTCGCAAGCCACTCAGGCTGGCATAACGTGGCTAGGACCCATGAATCGCAACAAGTCGTTCATTGGTCTCGCAAACGGCCAGAATGCAAGCGGTCTAGCAGGTCAAGACGGTATCAACTACCCGCGTTTGACGAATTACCTGAAGACGGCTCTTCCTCTCATTGTCGGTGCGTATGTTGACGCCTTGCAAGGGACCTCGAACAACGATCCTACCCGCAGAGGTGTTCGGAACGCGCTGAACAACTTCTTCGGAGCCCTCAAAGCAAATGGTCAAATCGACACTTTTAACGTGGTGTGTGATACGTCAAACAATACGCAGGTCACGATTGCCGCAGGTCAACTCAATGTGTCTATCTCCGTCGAGTACCTCGGTGCTGCTCGGTTCATAACGCTCAATTTGCAGGGCGGTGTAAATGTCAGCATCACGAGCAACATAGCCGCTATTCCGCAAGCAGCTTAATCCCTTATTCCCCTGCGGCTCTCCTTAAAGAGAGCTTACTCTTTTTAATGAGGGCCACATGGCGTATAGCTTTAACACGGGTCAAGACTGCACTATCGACCTACAAGACAGTAATGGGATAACGTATTCATTCTCCACCGTTGGCGGCGATCTCTTACACTTTGAAGCGGACTTCGACACCGACATGATCCGGAGAAGGCCAATCTCCGGCGGTGGTCTGTCAAAGCGTCGCATTGATTACAAGGGATGCAAAGGGACGCTTGAGATTGGTCGTATCAACGCCGACTTTGAACAACTGTTCATTGCGGCTCAGATCATCTACCGTTCAGGGCAAGACCCCGTAACGTACACGATCTTCCAGACGGTTCAAAACAGAGATGGAACTGGGTCTCAGTCTGCGTTTCGTTTTATGAATTGTACTCTGTGGATGTCGAAGGGTCCTGGATACACCATGGGAGAGGACTCCAAAATGACATTAGAGTTCGAGGGTGACGACATTGTACGCGACCAGTAGGCAAACACTCGCTTTAGCATAGGAAGACATGGAAAACGACGTATCAGAAGACGAAACCTCCACAGAAGATTTCCTTTCCAAGTTCGAGATCGAACACAGCGAAGACGAGAAGGGCAAGCGCCGCGCCACGATAAGGCTCTCACCTGGCACGGTCATTGAGATGCGAGAGCTTGACGGAGGGGACTTCCGCAAGGTTCGCAAGCTCTCCGGTCGAGATGCCCACATGCTTGCTGACAACCTCGCTCTCTACGCTCTCGTCTCGATCAATGGCAAGAAGCTCATCGACGTGGCAAACGAGATGCACCTCCAAGCGAGAGCAGACAAGTTCCCGTCTCTCCAGGAATACGGCGAGTTGCCACAAGCATACGACCAAGCGTTCCAGCCGCTGAACAACTCCCCAAAAGAGTCGCCGCGCTAAGAGACGACGTAAACTCGAAAGAGGTCTCGGAGATCGCTCTGCTCGTCTCTTTAGGAGTCTCTCTCGAACGCGCGGAGGCTATGAACGACTATGATCGAACGGTCTGGATCATTGCACTGAGACAGGTACGCGGTGACGAGTTCGACTGGAACCAGTTCCGGTTCGTACCACCAGCAAAGAGGGAGAAGTATGCCTCGTGAGTTCACTTCGTTTACGGCCCTCTTCCAGACGATGCGTAACGACGTGCGTTCGAAGATCGCTCACTCCGAGAAGGTTATGCTTGGCGCGGGTAACATCGTCAAAGAACACGCGCAAGGACAGCTTGGTCACTACCTTGATCACGGTGGACCGTACCCCGGAGAACCGTGGGCACCGCTAGCTGCTTCGACGATTGCTCGCAAAGGTCACGACACACCGCTTGTCGATACGGGCGAGCTTCACGACTCCATTGAGGTTACAGCCAAGCACCAGCACGCAGAGATAGGGGTCAAGTCGGCTATCGGAGCAAGTGGGAAAGACATCGGCGATATTGCTATTTGGATGGAATTTGGTACGGTTCACATCCCCCCGAGGCCATTTATGGGACCTGCGTTACATGAAGAAACGAAGGAGATATGTGCGTACATTTCCGCCGGGTTGTTTCTTGATTTAGCGAGGAGAATCTGACATGGGTGGGCTCTACAGGCTCTCAGTAGGAATCTCGCTGAAGGACGGCACCGCACCAGGCTTCGCAGCACTAGAGCGTAATGCGAAGGTTGCTCAAGAGAAAACCGACGCGCTACGCAAGAGCCTCCAAGCACTAGGTAGCAGTTTTGACCCGCAGCACTCTCTCGCTTCGCAGGCGAAAATCCTCGAATATACTGAGCGACAGGTTGCTCTCCGTAAGCAGTTGGCCTTGACGACTGATTCAGACGAGCGGAACCGCATCACCACAGAGTTGAAAGCTCTTGGCCTTATGAAAGAGCAGGAGACTCTTCGTAAGAACCAGTTATCGCTCCAAGAGCGGCTCGGAAAGATGCAGGACGCTGCCGCCTTCCAAGCGCAGGCCTCTCAGGAGAAGCTCAACCTCCAGGCACTTCGGAATCAGGACGTGGTTGCAGGCGTCGCGCTTCGCAACCAGAGCATCATTGCAAAGGCCGCGTATGCAGCGCAGGTTGAGCAAGAGCGCGTTGACCTCCGCAACATCAAGGTTGTAGCCGACGCGAAGAAGGCCGCACTTAGAGACCAAGCACGTCAGCAAGCCTCGGTAGTCTCTTCCTATGGCCTAGTCGGTGGCATGTTGGCTGGAGCAGCTTCCAGTACAGTGTTGGGTGGCCTCCATGAAGGCTTGACCAGTGCCACTCAAATGGAAATGGCAATGGTCACCCTTCAAGCGGTAACGGGGGCGAACGCCTTTCAGCTTGAGGGCCTTCGTAACGCTGCCTTTACGATTGCTGATCAAACTGCACAAAGCGCAACGGATGTCGTCAAGAACCTCGCCATTATGGCTTCAAGTGGACTTGGAGACCCAAAGAGGCTCATATCCCTTGCTCGTCCGATAGCGCAATTTGCGGACGTTCAGTTCTATAGCAAGGGTACCTCATTTAAGGATAGCGCAACGCAGTCCATCCAAATGGCCCACGCCTTCCAAGCGTACTCTCCAGAGGCCATTAAGCCTATCCTTGAGATGCTGACCAAGGTCAGCTTTGCAATGCCCGACTCTCTTGCGAGACTCCAGACGCAAATGGGGTACTACACCTCAATTTTCAAGGGCTTGGGGGTCTCTGCGTCCGACACTATTGAGGCTGGAGCCTTGATGGACGTTGCGGGGCTTGGTAAAGGGAAGGGCGGTACTGCGCTCCAGAACTTGACCTTGAACTCGATGAATAGCACTGCCTTAACGAAGCATGTTCAGACGAAGCGGGCGAACGCACTGAAACTCCTTGGAATTACCGACGCTTCCGGTCAGAACAAGTTCTTCAGTGAAGTCTATAATCCTCAAACCAAGAAGTACGAAGCTCACTACGATGTCGTTGGCGAGCTAAAGCAAATATCGAAGTCCTTGAAGGAAATGCCAAAAGGGCTCACTGCTGCTGAAGCAAAGACTTGGTACGGGAAACAGATCATGGCTGTCAATGCAGCGTTTGGATTGACAGGCGAACGCGCAGCGCTTGCGCTGTCTCCTGAAGCTATCAAAAACTTCACTGATGCGATGAACCGGATGGGTACTTCTAAAACCCCCATGGAAGACATCCAAGCAAAAGAGATGGGAACGCTCGAAGCGCAGGAACAGCGCTTTAAGTCAAACCTCAATTCCATGCTTACTGACCTGATGTGGCCTTGGCTTGATCAACTTCGCGGCGGTTTCAAATGGATGGGTGATGAGACTCATACGTTTCAGGCGTGGGCTCATACGCACAAGGACGCAGCGAAAGAGATTGCCGGTGGCCTCGCGGCGGTTGGAGCAGCACTCGCGCTCTACTCAGGAGCGCAACTCTGGGGCGTGGCAACGAGTCTCTCTGGACTCAGCAAGGCAGTGAAGATCCTTGGAACCACCTCCGCAGTCAGCGGAGTAGAGGTGGCAGCTTCGGAGGGTACCATCCTAGGGGCACTCACGAGGCTCGGTCCCGCGCTTGCTGAGTTTGCTATTGTCGCTGGAACGATTGCAGCGGTTCCAAAGGTCTGGAGCTTCTGGGGAGACTTGGCGAAACAGCATCCTGACTGGGTTAAGCACATGGGTGGAGACACGAACGCCGCTGCTTACAATCATGCGCTTTCCCATCCTGGCTCTATCCCGAAGGCTGGCCTAGACTGGGCGGAAGGAACCTACCGGGGGGTATCAAGAGCGTTGGCGGAGCATGGTGGGGAGTTCATGGCAGGAATCACCCTGAACGGGAACCTCATTGTTCAAGCGAATGACCCGAAAGCCTTAGTGAAAGCTCTTTCCGTTGGAGCCTCTTCAGCGACGCGTCATCCGGTCAGTAAACTCAATACGAATTACTCCGGTCTTTTCTAATGAGGTGAAGGTATGAGCATAGACATACCATTCGCTCTCGACACGTCTCAATCGTCGCCAAGCCTTACGACACTCGTTACGACGGCGACGACGGTCTTTTCAATAGGAACGGTCGTCTTTGCAGTCGATGAGGCCCCAGACGAGCTTGAGTTCACTCCAACACAGAGCCTTGCCGTTAAAGACCATGTTGGAGGTAAAAGGATCATACAGGGCCTAGGTACCGTATGGAAACCGATAACTTGGGAAGGCTACTTCTGGGGCGCGAACGCTCAATACCAGGCTCGACAGTTGATGAGGATGCAAGCAGAGGCCTCCGTACAGCGTCTCAAGTATCTGTCGTTCGTCCTCAATGTCGTCATCGAGCAGTTCTTTCCGAACTTTCTCCATAAAAACCAATGCAAGTACAAGATCACCGTACAGGTCCTCAACGATGTCTCAGGCGCGGTCTCTCAAGCGAGCCCCACTTCAGTTGATGCTCAGATACAGTCCTGCGTCGGTAGTGCGAATGGTAATCTGAACGACATCGTTAACGATGACAGTGCGGGTAGCGACGCTGACCCTACAGACGCAGAGCTACAAGCGGCACACCAGCAAGCGACCTCGGCTCTTGACACGGCTGGACCCGCAGCACAAGCAACGGGCGCGTCGGTAACCTCAACTTTGGCCTCGATACAGAACGTCATCTCCGTTGGTCAGAAGTACCTTTCCTCACTTCCTCCCGGTTCCGTCAGTCCAAAGTACCTCTCTCTTACGCAGTATGTGAACAATTGGTCGGTGGTCTACAAGAACTTCAATACAGTTCAAAACCACCAACAGATCACTCGTAACGGCGGCTCTCTCTTTGAGGTCGCAAGCCAGTACTATGGAGATCCGAGTAAGGCTATTGACATACAGCAACAGAATGGGCTCGCGTCTACCGAACTCCCTTCAGGGGTACTCTCTACGATCATCCTCCCGCCAATCGCTACGTCCTAAAGGTGGCTTAAATGGGTTCGGTCCCTTCGAGTGGTTCGTATCTCGTCTTCGACGGGCCGAACCAAATGGGGTCCTACTCCTCACAAGGATCTCGCTTCGATCAACCCAGAGCCGTCGTCGTCTTGGCTGGAACCGCGTACTTGCCGCTGTCCGTCGAGGTCACCATGAGCGCTCACGGGACGCTCGGGACGGCCTCTGCAACGCTTCCGATAAGCTCGAACCCCGATTTCTCCATGCTCCTTCAGTCGCAACAGAATGACGGATCAGTTGCCGCCCAAATCTACATTGGCTTCCCCGCAAGTCCGAGTGCTGACCTTAACGACTTCACGCAGCTTCAGCGCGTGTTCTGGGGTGTCATTGACACTATCGAGCCACGGTTTGGCGAGCAGAATGAAGTCACGATCACGATGCGGAGCCTCGGGGCACTACTGGAACTCACCAAGCACACGAACCTCTCTCTGAACGAGACGACGGTATCCTTCGTAAAAGCTGCTGCCAATGCGGTTGGATTGAAGTACAACATCCAGCTAAAGAAGAATCAGCAACCTGGGACGCTCGGGTCCGTCTATGGACAGGACCTGATGACTGGCTTCCATAATGAACGCGTGAGTCAGACGCTTATTGAATGCGCTGAGTACGACGACGTTGATTGTTGGGTCCAGGATGATACTCTCAACTACTGCGACCCTGGAAGCATTCCACGCACTGTCGTTCCACTTCGTTGGGGACACGACTTCATCAGTTTCTCTGGGAAGCATTCACCGCAGTTCAATAGAAACATTAGGGTCGAGGTTCGTACTTGCAACCCTAAGATTCGATTCTCCCATACCGTTCGCTATTCGTATGATGCCAACGGAAACGCGACAGTTACTGAATCGACGCGTGAGGCCGTTTCTACTACTGACTTCGGATCGAACGCCACAAATCGCTCGTCATCCACGCAGAACCTTACGACAGGAGCTTCTAGCACCTCGACTACTCAGACAGCCGCTGACCCACAAGGCGGTATATTTAATACAGGTCAAACAAACATCCCAAAAGATACCTCCGCTGAACTCTACGTTGTGAGAATTGCCAACCTCGACAGAGCCAAGGCCAATGCTCTCGCTCAAACCATTGCTTTGCAAATATCTCGAAATGAGTTCAGTGCGACGATGACGATTGCTCCAAGCTCGAAACAGTTAAATGACATAACGATCACGTCATGGCTGACAGTAACGGATCTTCCATATTCTCGATTTAACACCTCAAGCGCTTATCTTTATTATTGGCCTAGACGCATCACCCTGAAGTTCGATATGAATGGATCGGGCCTGGAGATGACAATAGATGCGATTAACCACAGGCTTCCGACCGCCGAGCCGTAGGCAGTAGGATATGGCTTTACATCTAGACTACGATACTGTATCATAGTCTCATTGAGAAACGCCTCGCCAAAGTGTAATCAGCACTAGGGCGAGGCTAGGAGAAGATATGGAAGATTCATGTCCGCCCCATGAGGATCGCGTTCGTCGTCGTGGCGAGTATTCCTGTGTTGAAATAACCTGCAACGAATGTGGAGTTCTTGCCCGCAAGCGTCCAGGGCTTTGCAGTTATCCTGACCTTTGCTATAAGTGCGGTTCACGAAAAGTATCTCGTGAATATCGGGCGGCAAACAAAGACCGCATTTCCAAGAATAAACTTTCTTGGAACGAAAATAATAAGGATCGAAACAAAGAAGTCGCATCAGCTTGGTATGAATCCAATAAAGGTCGGGCGACTGAGAAGAACCGAAAGTATCGCGAAGAGCATAAGGAAAAGCTCTGTGCATACTCTCTCGCTTGGTATTATGCCAATAAAAAGAGGGCTGCTGATAATCACCGTTTGTTGGCTATAAAGAATAAGGCGTTGTATGCTGAAAATGCTCGTGTATGGGGTATAGAGAATAAAGATTTAAAGAATAAGTTGTACCGAGATTGGTGTGCGTCTAATCCTGAGAAGAAGCAAGGAATAAGGCATAGACGACGTGCTAGGTTGATAAACGCCCCAGGGGCATTCCCTTCTCCTGCTGAGTTGAAATCCATATACTTGTCCAGCAATGGCACTTGCTTTGAATGTGGATGTACTTTCGACCATACTTCTAGTACCATGAAGATGACGATAGGCCACATGATCCCCCTTGATATGGGCGGGTCAAATTTTGGTTGGAATCTTAGACCTCAATGCCAGTCTTGTAACTCAAAACAAGGATCATATCGAATAAACACAAACGCGAAGCCATACATATTGAACAAGCAATTATGGTATACGATATTGGCTATTCACAAACTTCTTTAGTGCCGATTCCATGCTCCATTATCTCTGCCCTAGTTTCACAGTTTGCTTTTGCAAACGACTCAATAACGGTATGGAACGCCTCCTGCCATGCGGCTATGATTCGTTTTGAAGCCTCGCACCCTTTGCATAGATGCGGTTTGTTGTAGCAACAGTCTGCTGAGTGTACTCCTGGCTCTGGCTTAAAGTTTCCGCATCCGCAATCGTGATGCTGGTAAAACTTCGCGTCACTATTCATTCCATTTGCTTCTCTGAGGTGTTTCCATGAGCCTGGCGGACGAGGCGGATTTTTGGTCGCGTGTAAGGCAAATTGCTCGGGAAGAGGCCTCTCGTGCAAAAGACGGCGGTTCTACTTTCGCGGAAGACGGAATCGTGGCTAGTGGGAGTTGGAATCCGAAAGACGGGACCGTTAGCGTATGGAAGCTCGAAACCGCGTCGACCATAGGTGATGATACCGAGCAACCGCTTCTCTACCAAGGGGTGCAGCTTGCGACGACGGTCGCTGGTCACCAAGGGCCTCCCATTGGTGACGAGCGCGTTATCCTCTTGCGACGGCATTCTGGTTGGCTGGCCGTTCTGGAGCACGGTGAGGCTGGCGGAAAGCCCGACGACTCGCCCGGTGCTCCGGCTGGCGAATACTGGTACGTTCACCCGGCAACCAAGAGCTTTCAGAAGTTCGAGAACACCGGGAACGTCGCGGTCGGCGCTCAGGCCAACCATAGCGTCACAGCCGCTTCTTCCTCTCACACCGTTACCGGAACCGAGGCTCATACCGCTCAGAACCTCTCCATGGAGGCGAGCGAGGCAGCTTCGATCACCGCACCCGTTATCAACATCGGGCCTAGTGGTGGTCCCTATATCCAGGTTGGTGGAAGCGGAATAGGCGGAGACCTTGCTATTGTCCGAGTTTCGGATCTATCAGCCTTACTCACCTGGGCCGCTTCACACGTCCACTCTGGCGTTCAAGGCGGAACTGGCGACACTGCCTCACCGACGTTTCCACCCCCTGCGATAACTGGTGCTCCGAATGCCAACGCAAGCTAATTTTCCATTCTAAAACCGAGGAGAGAGTATGGCGGCGATCCCACAGTTGGCCTCGCTCTACCTTGAGTATGGTGGAGACTTCCAATTTGATACACAAGGCAGCTTGTTGCTGGCCGTTGATACACAAGCCGAAGCGACCTCGACAATTCAGCGCTTGCAAAGATTGCTCTTTACCAACCCGAGGATCAAAGACGTTTACGGAAATATACTAAGTCGTGGCGACTCGCTCTTTTTCCCCGACTATGGAGCCGGAGTTCCTGCGTTTGTCGATGCGACTATGACTGATGCCCTGCTTGAACAACTCCAATCAACGATCCTTGATCAACTGTCAAACGACGCTGGTATCTCCCGCAATCCTGCTCCGGTCGTCACCATTGCAACAGACGGCTTTGATAACCTTACCATCTCGATCACGGTATCAACGGTAAACGGACAGGTGGTAACAACGCCTGCGTATAGCCTTGCTGGAGGGCCTCCTTCGTGAGTACCTCCTCAATCACGAATTACACTCAAGACGAACTCGTTGCAATCATGGCAACGGCGTTTGCCGCGCAATCCTTAATCAATGTCCGAGACGATGAAGGCGAGCCTCTCGGGAACATGTGGCGAGCGTTCGGGTTATGCGCTCTTATTCTCCAACAGAATCTGAACTACGTTTACAACTTCTCTCGGTTACAGACTTCTGGAAACGTCTCCGGTGCGAACCCGCTCAATGAATACTCTCCCGACGTTGACAGCTTCGTCAACGTCTTCAATGTCTTCCGAGATCAAGCCACTGAGTCCGTTGGGACTGAAACCTTCACTCCAGCATCCGCATCGACCACCGATCAATATATCCTAACAGGGACCATCGTACAGACAAGTACCGGAACTCCCGTGCAGTTCTTCGTCGTGGCTGATTCGACGCAAAGCTCGTACACGGCGAGCGGCTACCTCGTTCCCGCAGGCACGACAACCCCGGTATCAGTTACGGTACAGTGTCAGACTCCGGGGACCGTTGGCAACGTCGGAGCAGGGACGATCAATGCGCTTGTCTCTGGTCTCGGATCGACCACTCCGCTCTCTGCGTACACCGTAACTAATCCCCAAGGCTTCATCAATGGAACCGCTGGAGAGACCGACGCGGCGGTATACGCTCGTTTCGTCAATGAGTTCGTATCTGGACGGTGGGCCACTCGTCTTGCTATCCTTACTGCGATTGCCGGTACGCAAGCGAACCTCACGTACCAAATCTCAGAAGGCTACAATGGTACCGTTGCAACTCCTGGATTCTTCACCGTCTGGGTAAATATCATTGGCTCAGACGCGACGACTCCAGATTCGGTTATCGCCGCCGTGACGAGCGCAATTGAAGTAACAAAGGCTCTTGGGATCTCATTCGTCGTCCTTGCTCCAGCACTTGAAGTCGTCCCGATAACCGCAACCATCATCCATGATCCCGCTTGGCTTGCACTTCCTGGAAATTCCACGGGTCTCCTCGCTACAAACGTGCAAGCGGCATACAATGCGTATGTGAATTCTATCGGATTAAGTTCTACCAACACCTCCACTCTGCTGAGTTATGCGAAGGTCTCTTCTGTACTCGTGTCGGTACCTGGAGCTTTGAATATATCGTCGTTCACTATGAATGGCGGCACTTCAGACCTTACCGCTACGGCTGGTACTCAGTTTGTCGCTGGCACTTCAACTCTGACAGTAACCTAGTTCTTGCTCGTCTTTTATCAACGGAGTATTTATGGCGGCTTCTCTTGTCTCAACGTCCTCTGCCAACAATGGCCTGACGGCGACCCCTGATACCGTAACCGTAACTGCTCCGGCGTCTATTACTGCCGGTAACCTTCTCGTTGCAGAAGCCACGTATAATTCATCCGTAACCATCACTCCTCCGTCTGGATGGGCGCTCTATCAAACAATTCCGGCCACTGCTGGCTCTCCTGTAATCAGCATCTATTGGAAGATTGCGACAGGATCAGAGCCTGGTACCTACGTTTTTACGCCGTCGTCGAGTTCGTCCGTTGTCTTGGTCTCTATGCTCAACGTGTCTGGAATAAACCAAACAACTCCATTCAACGGCTACTTCATATCAAACACAACGACTGCCGCCGTAACCGCTGGTGCGACGAGTGGAACTCCATCCATCCCGACCGTCTTAAATTGCTTGCCGATAGCGCTCTTCGTCATTAATCAGTTATCTCCAAGTAATACCGGGAACCCGACCGGCCTCACTGCTGGCTGGTCTAGTACGCTTCTCAACGTCGTTCAGGATACAAGCAACTACACCAACGCAGGAAATGCAAACGGGTTCGATGCGACCTACGTCGCTGCTGGACCGTTGACCTCAAGCACCTCCACCGCTGTCGTTGCGGCCTGTACTTGGGGCGGTTCTTCAAGCGCGTTCACGGGCTTGAACGTAATGCTTTTCATCAATCCTTTGACGTATGGAACGCTTGCGGCAGTACCCTCTTCCGTGACAATCCTCGGACCTGGCACTTCTGCTGCTCAACAGGTCGTCATTACAGAAACGAGTTATACCGGGAACTTCACGGTTGCGGTTCCCACTGCGTATCAAAGCATCGTCTCTGTTGCGACGACCCAGACCGGAACGTATGGAACAAGTTGCACAATTGCTGGACCGAGTAACTCTTTTTGGATTCAGGAACTCACTCCAGGGACCTTTCAAGTCAATGTGTCTGGAGGGTGAGATTTGCCAGTCTCTGTCGTATCAACCTCCACTGCGAATAATGGTCTTACCGGAACTCCAGCAACGGTAACGGTTGCTGCGCCAACAGCTATCGCTTCTGGAAATCTTCTTATCGCTTTTACGACATCTGATGGAGCATCGACATTTTCTGCTCCTTCCGGGTGGACTCTTTATGAGTTAATACCAGCAGTCAGCAATTCTCCTTCGTTTACTATTTTCTGGAAAATTGCAACTGGATCAGAACCGTCTACTTATTCCTTTGTCGCTTCTCCGGTGGAAGCGTTAATTGTTTCCATACTTAATATATCAGGCGCGAGCATAGTATCCCCGTTTAACGGATATTTTACAAAGTATCCGTCAGCTTCGTTGGCTACGGCTGGATCGACTAGCGGAATTCAGTCAATCCCAACATACATAGGTTGCCTGCCGATAGCACTATTTGCTATTCAGCAATTGAATCCAAGTAATACCGGATCGCCAACTGGCCTGACCTCTGGATGGACTGGACGCTTCCTCGCAGTCGTTCAAGACACTTCAAATTACAGCAACTATAGCAATAATAATGGCTACAGCGCCACCTTTGTAGCCTCTGGCCCTTTGACTACTAGCACCTCAACAGCGGTGACGGCATCATGCACTTGGGGAGGTAGTAACAGCACGTTCATTGGCCTTTCTGTTCTTCTTTTTATCAATCCAATTGAATCGTCGTATGGCACCTTAACCGCCTACCCATCGGCAGTAGACCTCATCGGTAGTGGCCTTTCTGACGGTATGCAGCTTTCCATTGTTGAAACGAACTTCACCGGGTCATTCTCAGTTACAGTTCCTACCCCTTATCAAAGCATTGTATCAGTTTGCGCGACGCAAGGAGGTACATACGGTACAAGTTGTTCTGTAAGTGGTCCTTCTAATTCTTTTTGGATACAAGGGATCGCTCCTGGTGCCTTTCAAATAGACGTTTCTGGAGGATAACTCATGCCGCAAAGTCTCGTAATTAGCGGCACAGTAAATACTCCTCAAAGCCTTGTCGTTTCCGGTGTAGCAGAACCACCAATGGCTCAGTCCATCATTGTTAGTGGTGTTGCCTCAGTTCCTCAGACCATCGTTCTCT